GTAGCTCCCTGTCTAATCTCTCTTCTTGTTCCTTCTGGCGAGCGTCAGGCGTAGCACTCTTTTGCCATATTCGGCAGTATTTGGGTTGCGTCTTCCCGAAATACCCCCTCCATTGTGCGAACGTGCTATCAAAAATATGTTCTCTGGCGTTAAATTCTCCCACACCTCGTCTCCCAGATAGCGTCTCATGTAAGCCTCTATCACTTTCTGGGAGTACTCTGCGGAAATTACATCATCGTATGAGCCTTTAATAAATGGATCGTAGTCTGTGGCATCCAACCAATACGCTCTTTGTATCTGGTATCTACCTCGACTAGCGCCGTCATCCCCTACAGCGTTGTCATCTGATCCTGACTCCACCTCTGCCATAGCATAAAACAGGTCTTCGTGCGTTGCTTTATTTTCGTCAGCGCATGAAAATGCTAGGAGAGGGAGTAGACTCAACCACCTCATTAGAACATGAATATGCCAACAAGTACGCCAAGCACAAACCATATAATGTTACCAGTGTACTTACTACCAAAGTCTTTAATGTAGTCTTTAAAAGTTCCCATGCGGAGTAGTCTATCTTTACCATAATCCCTGTCAAGGACTACTTTAACAGACAATCAAATATTTCATAGAACAACCCTGAAGGAATAATGCTTCTATCTCTAGCATTCTTCATACCCTGAGTGCCTGTTTTGCTACCTCTTGGCGCATATTGGTGGCAAGGATCTCCGTTAAAACAACGAGGTTTAGGAGTCCACATCTCTAGTGGTATATTTGTCCACAAGTCGGTAGGCTTCATTCTTGGCTTTTCGGTAGCATCCCCATCGTATTGGCAATATGTGATTAAATGATTATGGCAACTTATATTTCTTTCTTCTAACAGCGGTACAATCTTTTTCCTCATCTGCCCCATAGGGTTTTCAATTATCCAATATTTGGGTTGCAGTTCTACGATAAGATCAAGAGTGCGTTTCAGTAAAGCCATTCCCAAGTAGCCAGTCTCTGACTTGGGCTTACCAGTCTCTTTGTCAAAATGATGACGAGCTGAGGCAATAGAAAAGGCGTTACATGGCGGAGAAAACCACGCGAAGTAAGGCATTAGTGGATACTTTACGTCTGTATCTAAAGCATTGCACCGAGTGTGAGTACCTTCTACAAGCTCATCTGCATCTTCTGCAATATCGTAAGTGTTAATGTCTAGCCCATACTCTAAGGCTACTTTGCTAAATGAACCAGTTCCAGAGAACAGTTCTATTGTTGTTAGTTTCTCCATGCACTAGTATATCTAAAGCTAGTTTAAATTACCATACCAGTCTCTCAGTTCCTTATTGTCTTCTGCTACAGCCCATGCAGTCTGAGATATAGAGTACACATCTTTGTGATCCATGTCTAAACCCAGCAAGTCTTCGATGACGTGCAGTATTTCGTGAAGTAAAGTGAGCCGTTGGTGAAGAGGAGAGGAGGCTGCATTCAGCTCTATTGTATATGTTTCGGGATCGTATTGTCCGTATACAGCTTCATCCTCGTCTCGATACTCAACAAGCTCGACTTTAATAAAAACTCCCAATACCTTTACGGCAAATAACAAGTTCCTACCTTCAGTCATAGCCTTCATTGCAACACAGCTCTAAAGTAAGTCAATGACAGAAATGTGGAAAACTGTTGTAGAAATTGCCGATTATATATCTATAGTTGTAAACAAGAGTTATGAAGACCTTAGTAGTTCCTGATGTCCATGTGCCTTTTCATTGTAAGAAGGCAGAGAAGTTACTGCATCAGCTCATAAGGAAACATAAACCCCAAAAGATAATATTTCTAGGGGATGTTTGTGATGTTCACGCCCTGACCACTCATCCCAAAATTGTAGACTGGCGTGATAATCTAGAAGAAGAGTTGGGGCAAACGAAGGAGTATTTAAAAAAGGTTAGGAAAACAGCTGGGAGCAAAACAAAGATAATTTACATTAGGGGAAATCACGAATTTCGGTGGGAGCGTATGGTAGATAAATGCGTACCACACATGAGTAGCATTGCAAGAAATATGCTTCCTCATTTTCTAGGACTAAAAGAATTAGACATACAGTGGGTTAGGGATGCCAGTAAAACTCCTGTAAGAACAACTACAGGACAAGGCAAAGTTAGGTTTTTACATGGGCATGAGGTCAAAGGAAGCAGTCGTATATCTGGCTCTCATGCTTGCAAGATAGGTCGTTTGTTGGGTGAGAATGTTCAAATAGGACACACCCACCGTTTTGGGGTAATATTTTTCACTCTGCCTAAACAGGGAGAATTGTTTGGGATGGAGAGTGGGTATGTTGCATCGAGAGATAGTGATGGGATGCGATATGCCTACCCCAATACGGACTGGGTTAAAATGTATAGCCTGTATGATGATCAGGATAAAAGTTCTCCGCTACCCAAATTCTTTTTAGTAAAATGAGCAGAGCCAAAAGAATGGAAGATTTATTATGCAGCGATTGGACTCCGCTTACTGAGGAGGAACTTACGAATCTTAATCCTATTGGTCTGATTGATGGTGATGTCAGTATAGACAGAACAGTATTAGCTAGACTGCTAGGAGAAAGGGATCGGCTGCAATGTGTGCTAGAGTCCAGCAATTGGCTGATAGAAGAATTTATTAAGGCTGGCTTTATAGACAGAGAACATTATTGTGAGCCAGAGCCTGATCAGTTAGAACGTGCTGTTTACGCTTTGCGTAACGCTATCGGTAGCTGTAAATAAAAAAAGGTATTGCCCCCTCAGTGAAATTGTACTCGTCATCCGCTGTTCGAGCCTGTAATACTAGAGTCTTTTTAAGAGCAATACCCTACGGAGTTTAAAATAAGCAGAGATTGCTAGTCTGCCTAGCGCGACTACTTACCATTCCTTCCAATGGTCGAGTCATCTCTGCTTGTTAAAAATGATACTAAATACTAGGGGAATAGCAAGGGCTTCACCAATCAATTCATGGCGAGGAGAAGGACGAGGACAAATGTTATGAGTAAAAACCCCATCTCATTCACAGCCGTAGGAGTTCGACTCCCTTGCTGGAGACATTATACGAACCTTTTTTAATCACGCAACTCCCCATTCTCTGCTTTTTCAAAATACGATTCTCTTATGTCTTTTATTTCTGCTTCAGTTACAGGAATAAGATCACCGTCAGGGTTTGCTGGGTTTATCTTTAGGGCTTGATATATGTCTAGTTCTATGTTGTCATTCTTATCGCACCTTGCGTAGCCATGCACTTCATAGTGGCTAGTCAAATCAGGGTGGTCATCAAACGTAACGTCATCATGCTCAAAGGTATTGCCCCACTGATCGTCTTCGTATGCTAAGTCAAATTCACTCATCGACATTGTAATCTCTCCTTTCCTCTTGCTGTTATTTTGACAAACCAAACTGAGCCTGTCTTATTAGGTACAGTTTTAATGTAGCCTAGCTTCATCATCTGTCCATGAGACTCACGCCCCACACGTTTCCACCAGCCACGAACATCCATCTCACCCATAGTGAGAAGATCTAAAGCCATTAAAGATTTACTGTTCATTTAAACCTCCCCATTGCTCTGCAATAGCTTTAGCTATACCAGGAAATGTTTTACTCCGAGCGATACCTCTTTCTTTATGCGGTAATCTTGACAATTCGTAATACCACTTACTCATTTTTTTACCACTTTTAAAATCAACAAATTCTCCCTTCCCTACAATTTTAGTAGGTATTAATTTAGGCAAATTCTTTAACCATAAACAAGTTGTCTTTGTTGCTTCATCTCCAAAATGGTACGGCTGTATTGTCTGGTCAGACTTTCTAATCTTAGAAGAGATGACACTGACAGGGTTTTCAATTGCAATTTTAGGAATAGGAGCATCCATTAAAGCTTGAACAAAATCTAAAGCTTCTTTTTGTTGCTCCTTTCTGTTTGGATGTTTAGGATGTCTCCTTCTTTCCTTAATAGGTAAATGGCTATCATCAGGGTGATACATCCATCTCGCTCCACTCACTGACAAATAAGTACAAGGTGGATGAGCAATCATCATATCCCAACTGTTATCTAACCATTCAAGAACATCTCCTTCTATGTGCCACTCTGGATGCCCACCACTACATGGTTGTAAATCGCAACTAAATGCTTGATGTCCTAGCCTTCTAAACTCTTTAGTTATAGCTTGGCTTTCTTCACACGCTACTAATATTTTCATGTCGAATAATCATGCTTGTATTGTTCTAAGCACCACATAGCAATATGGCTTGCATCAGCAAACCCATCAGCAGTACGTTTAGGCTTCTCAAATAAAACTATATCGCCATGCTCTCTCTTGGCAAAAGCAATAGACTTCTCTTTGCTCCAGCCTGTATCTTGCGTAGCTTCATCAAACAAATAGTTTTGCCACATCTTTGGCGCAACAGTTTGAAACTTTTCTTTGCCCACTAAGTTTAAACAAGTTGCGTGAAGCATTCCATTATTAAAACCCGAAGTTGAAGCCGAAACCACACCCATTCCATAACTTGGAGACTCCTCTACAGCGATCCTGTGTATATCACCAAGACTGTTTAGCCAAACCTTTAGCTTGTTAATATCCAAAACAGAGCGAGGCTTTTCTTTTCTATAACAAGGTATCTCCTTGTAGTGTGGTAGATCACGACAACCTACCAAACAAGCATGCTCATTTAAGGCAACACACGCGCCGTTAATCCCTGTATCTATGCCAACGAATATACGCATTAGCTCCACCTTAAGTTAGGTTTAGAAACAAGTGCAGCCCCAGAAATTTGCTCTCCATGCTGAATCGCTTTTTTGATTTCTTTCTTGTTAGGAGTGCGTGTTACTTTTTGAGTAATGTACTTTTCGTCAAGCAACTCAATAGCATCCTCGTGTAGCTCCACACTAGGTGGATTCTTACCGACCTTAACTTTCCATTGTGGACATTCAAGCTCTTGGATACCAGACTTAATCATGTTATCAAGAAGATATTTCTCAAGCCATTCAATCTTTTTTTGCTCAGACTTCATGCGCTTCTGCATTGCTTGCATAGCTTCTTTTATTTCTTTGACCTTAGATTTTTGGTTAAGAATAAACGCGCTAACATTATTGCTTTTATCTTTAATAGTTAGCTCCATTGCGTCTAACGTATCGCCGATCGCGTCTTCTGGAATTTCACCGCTTTCTATTTTGCTATTTAATTCCTCAAACTGCTTAGTCATTTCATAGAGAGATGCCATTAGTTATCCCCCCAACAGTCTTGCTTGTCTGCAAAGTTTTTGCGGTTGTGATCAGATAGCTTATTCTTACAGTGTTGAAGAAATGTGGCTATCATAAAAAAGATAATTACCCAAGAGACTATTGCGACTCCTACTACGGCAATGTTAAATATGTGGCTTGTAATCATTCTGATGGTATTAAAATTTTAATTGTGCGGTGCTTATTAACAGACTTGCTGATTGCACCTTTGCGTTCTAGTGTTTTCAGCCTTGAGTAAATACAGGGCTGAGTTACTTTAAGTACCTTTGCCAATTCTGTTTGGCTAGGATCTTGACCAAGAGTCTGGAAACCCTCAATCGCTCTTAACAACTTTTGTTGTGCTTTAGTTAGTCTCATTGCAACTTCTCCATACTTGTATCAATCGACCATGAGCCGAAGGTCTTTGACTAGCAATTACTTGCCCAGTCTTTTCAATTAAACCTTTGCTGCTTGCTTTTCTAAACAACGCTGGAATACTATTTGGGTGAATGCAATACTGCTTCATTATCTGAGGAACAATTTCTCTGGACTGCAAATCATCAGATGTAAAAAACAATGGTTGCAATCGCATAAGAGTCATTAACTCTTCCCACAATATTTGTTTAGCCTCCTCGTTAGAGTTAGCCAACACTCGATCTGTGCCTTCATTAGCAAGTTGTTGTCCGATACTAGTCATCTAACTTCTCCCTAGCTATAGCATCTTGCTCATCAGCGTAACCAGACTTTTCCATCCTATAAGCTTTTAGGTCTGCACTTAATGTTTCTATTGCTTGAGCCATTCCCTCTAGCTCTTCAAGAACAGGAGTAACAGAAGCAAGCTTTATGCTTATGGGTTCTATATCAGGAAGAGAAGACCACCCCTCTTCCTTTTTTTCCAGCTTATCTGTAATAACATCAATAGCTTCTTTTTGCTCATTCTTTTCTTTCTTAGAATCAGCCAACTTTTTTTGACAATCAGGTCTAGGACATGGACGTTTTTCCCTCTTGTCCTCTACTTGCTCATATTCGTAACCATCGCCTTCGCAAATGTTACAATCAAAATCATCTGTGTTTGAATTACTCATACCCCTATTCTAATGTGTAAATTATAATATACAACTAAAATCTTTATAAAATATTAGAAAGGAACATCATCCATATTCCCATTAGGATTAACTTGCTTAGGAGGAACATCGTCAAACCGCGTTTCAGGACTAGCTTGCGCTATCTCGTCCTTGTTTTCGTCGATAATTTCCTTAACACTTTCAGCGATCGGGGCGTTGTTATCTCTCTTAGTGATAACGTGTTGCACGAGATTGATTTTACTATCATCAGGAACTTCAAGAATAAACTGCCCAGTTGAAATCACAGCGTCAATTATTAGCTTTAATTCGTCTTTGGTCTTTAAAGCTACCCACGCCAAAGATTTATTATTTCCCTGATAGTCGTATATCCTGAAAACTAGGTCTGAAAAATCCCTATATCCACCATAACTGCCATGAAAGTAGTCAGTCGTTGGTTGCTTATATTCGCCATTCTTTGAGGGATGCTTCCTTATGTGATCTACAATAAGCCTTTCCCACCTATCTCTAGGCTGAATATCGGCTACTTGTTGCAACCTGTCAATCTGCTGAGTCCACTCTTGTGGCAAAGTGAGGTAATTTTCCTTCCACCCCTCTGCCTGTCTAGCTCTAGCTAGGCGAGGATCTTGACTATAATCAATAGTCTTGTCAGGGTTAGTAGCTGGTTGAGGTGCAGAATTAAATTGCGCCGTAAGCTCTTGCACAGTAGGGTTTTGCGTCGGTTGAGCTACTGGCTGTGGTGCTGAATCTGTAATAGCTCCATTACCATGCTGTCTGTATTCGTCGGTTAATTCATCGATTCCATAAACTTGGCCAGCTGGTGCTACTATCGCTAAAATTCCTCTTACTTTGAGACGTTTTATTGCCATCTCGTGGCTGTGAGTTTTTGCTGGATTATTAACTGTGCCGTCAGTTCGACAGCTACCAATCTCGTGTTCCTCTTTGCCTTCTTTGCTAGTAAAGGTGGCTAGGTATGCTACCGAAGTACCGTCAGGGCAATGGGAAGGAACAGGAAAGGAGTGTTTAATTTCTTCAGCCTGTTTTATTTTTTCTGCTCCAGTCTTGGTCAAGACCCAAGTAGAATGACAGAGATAGTAGTCAGCGTTTTTGCCTTCTTGCAAGCCGTATTGCTCGGCGAGCGTGAGTATAGTTTGTTGTCCTTGAGAACTCATTATTACTTTTTTTTTCCTATTATTGAAAATTATTAATCCGATCGGCGATATGCTAATCGGCTGAAACTAAAGCTTATTAGAGCGATATATAACAAGTCAAGAAAAATGTTATAAAAATATAATGGAAATAGTTCTTGACATCATTTTTTCAAACCTTACGATGCGCCTATAGCGCACATTATTAAGAACGGAATAAATTCCGTCCTCAAAAATGCTTACTATAAATTGGCTTCTTATATAAGCCTTTTAAAAAACGCTTTTCGCTTTGCAAAAATCGCTTATTAAAATGCTTACAATGAGCATCAACATGAATCCCGATAACTTTGAAGAAGAGAAAACACCTGTAGTCAGTAAGGCACTTATAGAGTATTTACAGAAAATAATACCACCTAGAGACCATAAGCCTACAGACAGCGTGGAGGAAATCATGTTTTATTCTGGCAAACGAGAGATTGTCAATACCCTTAAACAATTACATTTAAATCAGAAAAGATAATTATGGCAGACCCCGTAACATGGATGGCAATAGCTACCACACTATCAGCAGAAGGCGTAAGAAAATCAGGTAAAGCTGGAAGTATACAAAGAGCGACTCAAGAGCGTGAAGCTAGGAAAGCTGAGAAAGCGCAAAAGAAACAACAGACTCAACAGCTTATGATTCGTCAGCAAGAGAAAAAACGAGAAGGTATGACTCAAAAAACTCCTGTTACCAATAATCCTTTTGCTGCTGGACGTAAAGATATGCGATCTCAATTCACCATAGGCGGTGGTGGAGATTCTGGAGCTAATTACTAATAAGCATGGGCAAGAAGCGTTACAAACAATTAGAAGCAGAACGTGAAAACTTTCTTCTTCGAGCTAGGCGTTGCTCTGAGCTAACGCTTCCTTTAGTTGTTAGGGATCATATTTCCTACAAAAACAAAAATACTAGCGACATATCTTATGAGACACCTTGGCAATCTTTAGGGGCAAGAGGCGTAAATAACCTAGCTTCTAATTTAATGTTGTCTTTGTTTCCTACCAACTTAAAGTTTTTTAGGTTGTTAGTAAGCGACAGTGCTTTTGAGCAGTTTGGCGATCAAGCAGAGCAGATTAAAGCAGAAGTGGACGAGTCTTTATCTGTTATAGAGACAACGGTGTTCGAGGAGATAGAGGACAAGAATCTTCGCCCTACGATATATGACGCATTAAAGAATCTTATTATTGCTGGCAATGCTGCTATTTATGTGCAGCCAGACGGCAATGTTAGAAGTTATTCATTAGAGGATTATGTAGTCCATCGTGATATAGAAGGCAATCTTACAGATTTAATTATTAAAGAACAAATATCTAAGACGGTCGCTGAGAACTTAGATATAGATTTAGATCTACCTAGTGAACAAGATAGTTTTGTAGACAACGACAAGAACATCGAACTTTACACTTGCGTCCATTTAACAGATGACAACGAGTATTACATTTACCAAGAGGTGAATGGGAAAGTGTTGCCTGATACAAAGGAATACGTTCCTTTAGACAAGCTACCTTTCTTAGCACTGCGTATGACTTCTGTTACTGGAGAAAGCTATGGTCGTTCTTATTGCGAAAGCATTTACGGAGATCTTCGCAGTTTAGAAGGACTTCAGCGCAGTATTGTTGAAAGCGCAGCCATTGCCAGTAAGGTCGTTTTTATGGTCAATCCCGCTTCGACAACTCGTGCGAAGAATATTGCACAAGCGGAAAACGGTGATGTTATCAATGGTGTTGCTACAGACGTTACAACTCTTCAATCTAACAAGGGTGCTGATATGTCAATAGCATTTCAAGCAGCTCAAAACATAGAGAAGAGAGTATCGTTTGCATTTAACCTATTAGATAATGCTTTACCAGCTGGCGGAAGAACAACAGCTACAGAGATTACAGCTCTTATTAACAGCCTAGAAAAAGTATTGGCTGGTACTTATGCAATGTTGTCTAGTGAGTTTACTAGACCACTTGTAAATATTATTATCAATCGTCTTGCTCAAGAGAAAAAGATTCCTGAGATACCGAAGGAAGTCAAGCTAATTATTAGCACAGGTGTAACAGCACTTGGCAGAACTAGCGATCTTGAGAGGCTACAACAGTTTGTAACAATGGCAAGTCAAATGAGTCCAGAAGCTTATGGTCAGGTAGTGGATCAACGAGCTTTGATGTCTTCATTAGTTCGCGCCATTGGTGTAGACAAAAACATATTGAAATCTGATGAGCAACTCCAACAGGAGCAACAACAAGCTATGATGGCTCAACAGCAACAAATGGAACAACAACAAGCCATGATGCAACAACAGCAGCAAGGCAAGATGTTAGAAAAGGTTGCACCTCAATTACTACAACAAGCACAAGAAGGAGAAGCCAATGAGCGATAATTATGACCCTCACAGAAATTCAGTATTGATTACTGACAACCCAGAAAAACCAGCTTTCAGTGAAGCTGATAAACAGTTTCTTGCAGAACAAGAAGCTAAAGAACAGCCACCTGAAAAAATATTAGGCAAGTTTGACAGTCAAGAAGATTTGCAAAAAGCATATCAAGAATTGGAGAAAAAATTCCATGAACCGAGCAACAATCAAGTTCAAGATAACAATGTTGAAGATTCAACGCTTCCTAGTGAACAGGTTAGCGAAGATAACAATAAAGAGGACGATGCCGAGCCTAGTGAGGAAAACACCAATACCGAAGATAACACTGAGAGAACAGGTGTTACTGAGGCTTATCAGTCTTTGCAAGAAGCTGGGGAAATAAATGACGAAGTTTACGCTAAGTTTGAAGAAGCTGGCGTTCCTAAAGAATTAGTAGATCATGTACAAGAACTTGAGAACTACAAAGCTGCGAACGAAATGAAGCAGATGACAGCCGAAGTTGAAGACTACAGTGCTTTAACGGAATGGGCTGGAAAGAACTTGTCAGAAAGTGAAATAACAACTTATGACAACATTATGCAGAACGGAACTCCAGACGAGATGCGTTTTGCAATTAAAAACCTAGATGCTCGAATGAGAGCTGACAACCCTAAACCCAAATCAAATTTGATTAAAGCTGATGCTGTTGCTCAATCTAGTGGTGCTTACGAATCTACTGCACAAGTGCAAAGAGATATGCAAGACCCACGATACACAAATGATTCTGCGTATCGAGCTAAAGTACATGCAAAGCTTGCCAAATCAAATGTATAAAATAATGAACCTTAACGCAAGCCTCCCTCAAGCAGTTACGACTGTGAGCGTGTTGAGACAACTTCGAGAGTGTGTTCATTTGTTTTTTTCTAATGAGTTAGGTAAAACTAAACTCACTTTCAGCCCCTTGCTGGGGCTTTACTGTCTAACCTACGGAGGTTTATAATGGCAGACTTATCAGCAACGTCTTTAGACAACAACCTGTTAAAAGTGTACGGACAAGAGGTTCTTCTTTCCTACACTTCGGCGTCTAAAATAAAAGACAAACTTATGAATCGCACAATTACATCAGGTAAGAGTGCATCCTTTCCTACTTTCTCAACTGAAACTGCAAAATTGCACGTTGCTGGCGAATCAATATTCTCAGCTACAGGTGAATCAGCTTCAACAATTACCGCTAATGAAAAGGTAATTACTGTTGAAAAGCTTCTTTACGCAGCACAGTTTGTAGATAATATGGAAGAACTAAAAGCGCACTATGATGTTCGCGCAGCACTTGCAACGCAAGCTGGAGCTGCAATGGCAAAACAACATGATGCTTTCTTGTTGGCTGCTATGGGTCAAGCTGCTGGTTCTACTGTAACACTAAATGATGGAACTACTACAGATGCTTCGGTTTCTGGAAGTTCAAGCATATTGACAACATCAGCTTTGATTAAGCAAATGTTTAATGAAGCTTCTGCTGCAATGGATAACAATGATGTTCCAGCGGAAGGTCGTTGTATGGTTGTTCGTCCTTACGAGTATTATTCAATCTTGCAAGAAGATGGTGCAATTAGCTCTGACTTCTCTACAAGTGGAGACCGCTCTAAAGGTTTGCAAAACTTGCACTACTTAGGCTTTGAAGTTATTCCAATGACTTTGATGAAAGAGTTCTACAATCAAGACCAAGCTGGGCAAAAATCTGTTGGTGACCCTCTTTACTTGGGTAACGTTACACCTAATGATGACCATACTTTTAATGGTGAACTTTGGTGTGCTTTAGCTTTCCAAAAAGAAGCTGCTGGCACAGTTACTCTAAAAGGCTTACAAAGCGAAGCTAACTACATCCCAGAAAGATTTGGCACTTTAATGGCTACTTCTGCTGGTATCGGCACAGGACTACTACGTCCAGAAAATGTCGTAAAAGTGGTTGCAGCGCAAGCGTAATCTGATTCTTTTAAGGTGGGGTGCTTATGCACCCTACCTAATTCTCTTAAAAAACTTTTAAATTATGACAAACACATTAGAAAAAATTATAGGTGTTGTTCCCCCAGTAACAAGGCAATATTACAAAGTATACCTTTCAGGAAATGGCGATAGCGACATTCTTGACGTAGCTGGAGCAAGCTCTGTTATTATTATTTCAAGCACAGTTCTTACAATTAAAGTGCCTACTATTGATACTGACGGAGATTTCACCGCTACTGAAGCAGCTATTGTTGATTCAGATTTACACAAAAATCCAACGGCATCAAAGGCTGGTTTTATTTCAGGCGATGTTATGCCTCCAGCTATGATATTGACTAACGCAAGTGGGGGAGCATCTACTGCTTACGTTTACATTACTTGGACAAGGTAAATGGCTGCCACTACTAGCAAACTTGAAGCAGTCAATACGATGCTTCAAACGATTGGCGAGTCTACTGTTACCACATTAGGTGGCACATTGCCTTATGAAGTGTCTGCTGCTGTAACAATCTTAGATGAAGTTACTCGTGAAGTTTGCATGGACTCTTATGTGTTTAACACAGAGAAGGACATAACTTTGACAGCTAATGTTTCAGGCAAATACGCAGCACCGACAAACTATGTCCAAGTTAGAAATCAAAGCACAAGCGAGGACTACGTTATTCGTGATGACGGAACTGGAAGCAACGGAGCTAGTGGAAACAAATTTGTCTATTCTATGAAAGACAAGACAGACACGTTTACCGCTGGAGACACTATTACTGTAACTGTAATTTATCTGCTTGACTTCCTAGATTTACCAGAAGCTGCCAAGCGTTATTGTTTAATTAGATCTGCAAGAACTTATGCGGATCGCTTGGTAGGTTCTAAAGATATTAGAGCGTTTACAGAAAGAGACGAAATGGAAGCTAAAGCTAAACTTACCGACTACGAGTTTGGTATAGATGAAGTTAATATGCTCAGAGATAGCTCTTCTGTATCTAACATACTTGTTCGTGGTATTAGCGGAAACAGCAATGGTCTACACTAGAAAGAATATTAAAAACTTAACAGGGGGCGTTTCACAGCAACCTGACTCTGAGCGTTTTGACAATCAATGTGCAGAGCAAAAGAACTTTCTCGCTGATCCTATTAAGGGTTTGACTAAACGTGCTGGCACTAATTATGTGCAATACATAGATGACGGCGAAGCTTCTTTACAGCACCCAGCAAAGAACACATTTACCCACGTTATCAATCGTAGCACTTCTGAGCAACTTATGCTTTGTATTGGCTACGATGGTTCTGGGGCAGACGCTACACCTGACATATCTTTGTTTAAGTTAAATACTGAAAACGCTAGTCTTGAAAGATTAGATGTAAAAGATGCAGATGGTAATTCTTTAGATGCTTCTGAGCTTAACTATCTTGATGTTACAAATGAGCAAGAAACACACCCTTACTCAGCGGTTACGATTGCTGATTACACGTTTATAGCAAATAGCGATATAACCCCAGCGTTAAAGGCTACTACATCAGGTGGCACAGGAATGTATGAACGCGACCACGTTAAGCGTGGAATTATTTTTGTTCAAGAAGGCGCGTACAAAACAACCTACACTATTAAAGCTACTGATTCTGAGGGAACAACTAGAACAATAGCTGTTAATACTAGCGACACTGGCAGAGATATAAATACGGATATGATTGCTGGTGCAATCCATAAGTGTTTAGAGTCTGGAGCAGACAGTGCTACTGCTACAGATTTTGACGTATCCAGCTCTGTTACTTATACAGAAAACAACACTAATATTAGCTATAATTGGACAGACGATAGTTCAGACTTTACATTTAACGATAGTTCTGGTGGTAGTAATTATGACGCTGGAAACGTAGCTTTTACAGCTCAACCATCAACTAACGATAAAATAACTATTACTGGTTGTAATGCTGATGCTGGCGGAGGTCTTGGAGCAAACACTGTAAAAGTATTTGAGTTTGGCGGAACTGGTAGTGATGTAAATGTAACTATAGGAACTACATTGTTAGACACAATGGAGAACTTAGTTTCTGCAATAAACAATTTAACAACAACACTAGCTTTAAAAGCTCACCTTATATATGACGAGACTGAATCTAAGTATGAAGTTCATGTTCACTCTACTAGAGAAGGCTCTGTCCATGCGAGTGCAATAGCTGGTAATATGGTTGAAACAACAGACAGTGGTAACGTAATGACTGTTACTGCAATACAGGGCGCACATGGAACTGCTAGTAGCTCTACTGCACCAGTTAAAAATAAAATACATTTTAGGCGATTGCAAATTAAAAATGATACCGAAACATCAGGGTCAGTCATTACTTGGTTTGCTTCTTATGGCTCAAAAGCTGACGCAGATGCTTCTTTAATAAACATAGAAATATCTGATTCTTACGGCAACACGCTTGCCAAGTCTTATACAGACGTTATTGACGATATAGAAGCTTTGCCAACATTTGCTTCTAATAATTATCTTTTAAAAGTAGAAAATAATGAAGACACAGACGTAGACGATTATTACATTAGATTTAATTGTGATGATGAAAACGCTACTACAAACGAGTTTGGTCAAGGAAAATGGAAAGAGTCGTTAGCTCTTGGCATACAATATCAAATTGATCCAGCAACAATGCCACATCAACTTGTTAAAGAGAGTAGCACAGAATATAGGTTTAAGCCAGCTACTTGGAGCGACAAGGCTGTAGGAGATGCATCGTCTGACCCAGCCCCTCAGTTTATAGGAAACCCAATAAGAGATATATTTTTCTATAAAAGCCGTTTAGGGTTTTTAGCTGGTGAAAGTGTTGTATTATCAGAGGTGGATAATGCGTTTAACTTTTGGAGAACATCTGTGGTCAATTTGCTTGACTCAGATCGCATTGACATTACGTCATCTGTAAATGAAATAACCTATTTAAACTGGGCAATTCCGTTTGCTAACCAGCTTGTAATATTTTCTGATAGGGCGCAATTCTTATTGACGCAAGGCAATCAGGGGCTAACGCCATCAACGGCAGCTTTGTCTCTTGGCAGTAGCTATGAAAATAGCACACTATGTAGACCAGTAGTAAACGACAACAGTATTATCTTTGCTCAAGAAAAGTCAGGTGCATCTGCGGTATATGAGATGTACCCAACAGGATCAACAGAAATAAGCTTTGAGGCTAAGAGTATATCCGAGCATATACCTAGCTACATTAGCGGAAAGATTACAAAAATATCTGCTTCTTCGTTGGCAAGCACAGTTGTAGTGCAGACAGATACAGGTGATAACACTTTGTATATGTACAAGTATTACAATCAAGGAAATCAAAGAGTACAGTCAGCTTGGTCAAAATACGAGTTGGCTTGTAACTACATTAAAGGCGGTCATTTTATATCTGACAAGTTTCACATAATTGAAGGTCATCACGATGACACAAGCACTGTAGTAAGTGATTGTCATTGGATTTTAACCTACATGAAGTTTGACAATACTGACAGCCTAACCAACTCTGTAGATTTGGCATTTACAGTTCCTACTGGGTCAATGGCTGCAAATACACCTACATCTGGAAAAACAAGAATTACTGCTGAGTGGGATATTGCAGATAATGGTGATGATGATGAAGGTAGAGAAGCCAAAATTATTGTATTTGATTCAGCGACAAATACTACTTACGAAGTAGACCACACCAATACGACTAATCAATATGTTGTTGTTACAGGAAACATTGCATCAACAGCTACTATTGTGTTAGGTTTAACATTTGAAGCATCATACGAGTTTAGCAAGCAATACATTAAGCGTGGTGGCAGAGACGGCAAAGAAGTAGCAATTACAGACGGCAGAACCACAACTAAGTGGTACGAGGTCTACTTTAATGATACACAGTTTATAAAGTCTACAGTTAGCTTTCCAGCCTACGCAAACAGAACATCGTCTGTAAAAGAATATACAGGCTCATTTGCTGGTGGAGCGGTTGCGGGAGATCAACCGTCAGAAACCTCAACATTAAGAACATCGGTTGCTGCAAGAAGCGACCTTCCAACAATTACTTTAAGTTCAGAAACGCATCAGACAGTTACGATTACTGGTGCTGCTTTTGAGCTTATGCACACATCTCGACTATCAAGAACAAATTGATGAAACTACATATTAAAGCAAACCCTAGTCTCTGTGAAGCCTCTCGTGTTGGAGAGATACTAAGAGATGAAGAGGTTGCACCACTTGAAGAATTAGGTGCTTCTCCAGCAGATAGCTGCTTGGCTGGCATTCAAAACTCAGAATATGTGTTTACAGTTAATACAGAAGATGACGAGCCGATCGCTTTGGTCGGATTAGTAGAACACGAAGAAAAAGAAGACACAGGCATTGTTTGGTCATTAAGCACCAACAGGGTTGCCAAGTATCCTTTGTCTTTTGTTAGAGCTATAAGAGAGCTAATAGAAGAATATGGCGGTTTATACTCTCGTCTAGTTTCATTTGCTTTGGCTGACAACTTTAGACACCAAAGATTTCACAATGTAGTCGGCATGATTCCAACAGGCGAATATGTAGATATTCCAGACACCCCTTTATCCTACAGAGTCTATGAGTTAATAACCACCAAAGGACTCAACAAAATGTATTACTATGACGAAAACTAGCGAAACTACGCACATACTGACTAACACTAAGTTAGCCCTAACCATTGCTGTTCCACTTATAGCAGCCATTGGTTTCTTTTATTCATTAAAATCGTCAGTAACACAGAACAAAGCGGATATAGAAAAGCTAGAAGCGAGGATGGAGCGGATAGACGATATGCTAGTCGAGAACAACACAAACATTAAATTGATGCAGAAAGACATAACTATTTTAATTGAAAAAATGAAGGAGGCAAAATAATGGCTAATGGGAGTTTCTTTGGATATAACCCTTCTTTTGGTGGGTACAATCCTTTATTTTCTCGTGCTGATTTAGGAGTAATGCCAGAACTAGGCATAGGTTCTACTCCCACTCCCACTCCAACAGAAGGCGGTGGCATGAGCATGGGGGCTATGATGGGATTGACGCAAGCTTTAACAGG